GAATAAATACCGTTCAGGAGAAAGGGGGTGGGGCGGTCAAAAATTCTTCGAGCCTGGGTCCTCTGCGCCTTCGCCGCCTTTTTGGCCGTTTCGTTAAGTGCGACCGACGTCGCAAACGGGACCTGACGCTTTAGAAACGGCGGCAGCTTGCGCGTGAACTGTCGAATGTTTGAGTTGACCGTGATCTTAGCTGGCATGCAACCGCCTAGGAGTCCGTCGAGTGCAGTGCCGCCATCGCGTATGCCTGGCGCAACTCATCAGAGATGCTTACATGTTCGTCATCATCCTCGGCGATTTCAATGAGCCTGTCGAGGTAGAACCGCGCTTTGTTCAAGTCCTGCGCCGGATTGCCCTTATCCTCATACCGCCAAAGGTACTTAAGTACCTGGCATCGAAGATGCGCAGCAAACCCCTGGGGGCCAACCATGGCTTCCATCGCCGTGATGCAGTCTACGCCGTTGTGGCCTTTATAGTGCGCTGGATTGTTCACCGGGTCGCTCATAGCCTCCACTCCCTTATCGCTTCTTCTATACGCCGCTCCTCGCTAAGGTTCGGCTCATAATCCTCGCCGCCCATCGTGACTACATAGTCCATTTCCTCGGGGTCCGGCGGATCGGCATCGCCAAAGCCCCAGCCGGTCACGACCATCGGTCTGCCCGGGTCATAATGCAGGACCTCGACGTGAAGCATTCCTTCGTCACCTTGAATCTCTAGCTCAAACACGCTCGCCTCTCTCCTTATCGACGGCCATGATCCAGCACCTAACAAGTTCCGCATCATAATCGGTCGTCATTCCCGTGCGAATCCTTGTCAGCAGCGACTCAACATCATCCTGAGTCGGTGGCCCAACGGTGGCCTGACGATTGGCGATCATGCGCTCATGGAGCTTCCATGCTTCTTCTTCCTCGGGCGTCAGTTTTGCCATGTCGTTCATCCCTGATCCTCGCAGTTTGGGTTACGGTTATCGTAATCAGGCCATGCGCCAGCACATACCATTTCAACGTAGTGCTCGGCCTGTCGCTGCTCCTCTTTCATATCCATAGTCCCAACCCAGCCATAGATCGCCGTGAACGCGACGAACCCAGCAATGATCTTCCAGTTCATGATCGCCTCCTTGGTTCTAGGCAGTCCTCACTGCCTGTAAAGTTTTTTTACACCAGCGTGATCGGGTTTGCAACCTTGATCCAAACGTCGATGTGCTGACCAGGGCGCTTGATGTTAACGATCTCGGCCGACTCGGCCACCTCCGGCACGCTCAAAACCTTGAACAGCCAGAACGCGAACTGGCCCATCTTAGGCTCCCCGCCAAGGCGGAATCTGAACTCATCCCTCAGATAGGCCATGTGAACACATCTACCGACACACGCGTTCAACGCCTCAACCATTGCTACCGCCGGGGTGTCGTAATCAGATCGCCTCATCTCGCTCTCGCATTAGGGGCTCTTGGGGGTTGGATGTATCTACCAGGGCGAAGCCCCCACCAGGGGGTCGGCGTTAGCCGACCCTGGTGGATACTGATACCCCCTTAGAGCCCCTTATGATGTTCTCAAAAATTGTGTTGTCACCACCGGTTTTCTATTAGGGGGCGGCGGTGGTGACAACAAAAAATCCGGCCTCTTTGCCGGTCCTGGTGAACACCGTCTCGGTGGTCATCTCAGAGCGCATCCACTCCTTTAGCATCTTGACCTCTCGATCCGGTATTCCGGCTGGGAACTTCCACGGCACTCGACCGTCAGGAACCCGATGTCGACTGGTGTGTATGTAAGCCGGCAGATCGGTAAGTGCGTCTCTTATCATCCCCTTCCACTGATTTACCTGGATATCTCGCTGCATTTCCTTCGCCATGTCTCGGGCCTCCTCGGAGTGCTCGGACCACTCCAGGACCATCATGTCGGCCTGCCCGTTCGTGAACTCGACTGGAACCTTGTATGGCTCGCCGGCCCACTGGGGGGAATGATCGATCAGCCGCCAGCGATCCTTCTCCCATTTGGCGACGGTCCGCTCGATCTCTTTGTCCCATTGGACGTTAATCGAGAAGTCGATGTTGTCAATCAGCGCCGATGCGCCTCTAGCGGACCTGCCTTCCGATATCTTGCTGGTGTGATGGACGATGAAGATACAGCCCCTCGGGTCGAGAGCGGGGATGATGAACTTCTCCATCATCTTCATGAGCCGGGCGGCCTCCTTGTTGTCGTTTTCCTCTAGCTGGAACGACGTACTCAGGGTATCGAACACCAGCATCATCGGTTTCTGCGGCAAAAGATTCATCCAGGCCGCGAGAAATTCGATCTCAGCCGTTTCTATGCTCATGGTGGGGTGGGTGTACAGGGGGTGACTCTTTTGGCCCTCAGAATGGTTTATATACGCTTTCAGACGCGCTTTTATGTGCCCATGTGACTCGGAGAACATCACCACCGGCCCTGGGCAGAGTTTATGTCCGTGCCATTCGGTCATGCCGTTGCGCATGTGCACCACCAGGTCGCATATCAGGTGACTCTTGCCGGAGTTGTTTGGGCCGAACAGCATCCCGATGGACCCGGCCGGGATCAGTCGGTCGAGCATCCACTCGGGCTGGGTGACTTGCTCATCCCATTCGCTTGTCCCGAGCTGGCCGAAGGCGGAATTCTCGAAGCGCTCCAGGAATGCCTCGTAGTCGTTCACTGCAACCTCCCGCGCATCTGATCCATGATCTTCTGGAGCCTCTCCTGGCGCTCAGGATCAACCCGACCCATCATCCGAGCGACCGCCAGGATATCTGCTGGCTTGAATGTCAGGTCCGTCCGGAGATTACCCTCGGCGACCATCATCAGGACGTCGCAATAGCTCAAATCCGACTGGCGATATTGCGTCGGCTTGAAGTCCCCCTTCGGCACCAGGCCACGATTCTCAAGCTCGCGCATGATATCGGCGTATCGACAGCCGTAGCGGCAGAGAAGGATGAGGTCGGCCGACTGGCCCTGCTTAATGTGAAATCGGTCATGCCCGCCACATAACGGACAAGGACCCTTGTATTCGCTGCCAGCCCTCTTAAGCCCGAGAGCTTCGGCGATTGCTTTAACGTCCATGAGATTCCTCGATTCTTTATAGTTTGGCGATGAAGTTTGCCTTCATTCGGTTGATCGTTCGTTCTTCATCTCCTCGATTGTCTGTTGCAAACGCTGCTCAACAGCATCCCTCGGCAGGCCTTCGAGCTGGCCCGGTTTAAGAACCAGGACGAAATGTCCAGTCTGCCTTAGCGCAGCGATGGATTCTTGAACACGCTTGTTCCGGAGGTGCATCGGCTAGTCACCGGTGCTGCCGAAGCCGCGGACGTCTCGATGAGTCCGGCCGAGCTCGCTGACTACCATAAGGGTGGCGTCCGTATACCGTTGCACGACTAGCTGCGCGATCCGGTCCCCGATGGAAACCTCGAAGGGTTCCTCGCCGTGATTGACGAGCACCACGCCGATTCCGCCGCGATAGTCGCAGTCGATGACGCCCGCCAGTGTGTCGATGCCGAACTTAGCGGCCCAACCGGATCTCGGCCAGACCAGGCCAACGTGATCGACTGGCAGCGCCACCGCGACGCCGGTCTCAACCGTCCGATAGTCGCCAGGCCATAGCCATGCGTCCTCGGCGGCATAGAGATCGAGCCCGGCAGCGCCGGGCGTCGATCGGGTGGGCGCCATGGCCTCCTCAAGGAGTAGTTGAACCTGGATATTCATCAAAACGGAATGTCGTCGTCAAAGTCAGAGCTCGCGGCCGCTGGCGCGGGCTCATCCTTAGTTGAATAAAGTTCCTCTGCCGGCGACTTTTTCTTCTCAATGGCCTCGACCGCCTTGATGCGGTTGTAATTGCCATCGACTTCGACGAGGACGCTCACCTTGGAACCGATCAGCTCCTCCGGGTTTTGCGGGTTCTTTATCGACCGGAACCCAGCCGCCATGCAAAGCCGGGCGAGCTGCTCGGCGGCGATGTTGCGCACCTGCTCCTTCTCATGAAGGATATTCAGGTTGTACCAGACCTTGCCTTTGCCGGTCTGCATCTCGACATTGAGATACTCCTGGCCAGTTTTAGAAGTTTTCATGAGGAACCCATTGATAGTTGCCTCATACCAGCCCGCGGGCAGGGGGCCGAAAGACTTTTCGGGCGTCTCGTTGAGAATCTTCTCGGCATCGAACATCAGTTATCTCCTTTGAGTGCTTTGATAAATTCGCCCCAATCGAAGGGCATTTCCTCGGGCAGCCCGTAGCGGTTTTTCGCGATCCAGGCTGGGCGCTCTTCGGTGTGCATAACCCGATTGCCATGCCCCACGCCGCGGGTTCTGGGGCGGCCCTTCTCCTCGGTCTTGACGGTCGACGCCTCCCATTGACCGCCGTGTGGCAGCACAAGACCACGGCCATCTTCTTCTGGTCGCGGAGGTAGTTGAGCCGGTCGAGGAACTCCCGCCAATAGCGAAGCGCCTCGACGTAGCCCTTGCCGAATCCTGGCTGCTCGATCGACGTCCAGCCGTTCTTCTCGCAGGTGTGTTTCCAGATCAGCGGCTCCAGCCAGTCCATAGAGTCCACGATCACCGTTCGGTATTCGTGATCCTCGTTGACCAGGGCGTCGAGCGCCGACCGGGCCTCGGTGTAATTCTTGGGCGTCGGAAATGCGTCGTTTTCCAGTCTACCAAGGCCGTCCTCGACCGGTAGGAATATCGGCGCTGGCGCTTTCGCCCCGAAGGTTGTTTTGCCGATCCCGGCAGGGCCGTGAACCAGCACCCTGGGCGGCTTCATTTTTCCGCCCCGTGCGATATCAGTGAGTTTCATTGGTTACCTCGTCAGGTCTGATATTTCTTCGCGGATAATCCCGCAGAAAAGCTCCAGGTCTACTTCGGCGGTGCATCGGTAATCTTCCACCCCGAATATCGTGGTGTCGGGATAGGGAAGAATGCACCGCCACGGCCGCCTGTCCTCGCGGTAGCAGACGACCGGCTTCTTTCCAACACGCCGCGCCTGGTTCACGGCCTGTTGCCACCACAATTTCTTGTCATGCTCTTTCGCGGCCGAATACCGCTTGCACTCAATAGCCCAGAATTCAAGCCCGATCAGATCGTGTCCGCCAGCCGAAGCCTGGCTGAAGTTGCGCGTCAGCTTCATGCCTGTCCAGTCATAAATCTCCTTGATGAGCTGGCGTTCGGCATTAGCTCCTTTGTTGCGGCTGTTGATCGGCATGTCAGGCCTCGAAGTCGTCATCCTTGCGGTTCATGAAAGTTTCAAGCGTCTTTCTCGCCTTGCGCTGCGCCTCATACTTGCGGAACGACTCCTTGAACCCTTGGCGGAACCTTTTGGAGAAGATCGCCAGCATTGAGCAAATTGCGCCTACCAATGCGGCCGGAGCCCAAAGCGGCGAAAGCACCAACCACCAGGGCCATATAATGTCGCCGGTCAATTTAAGCGCGATGAAGATAAGCGCGAGCCCGGTGATAAACAGCCTCATTGCGATGCCTCCTTGATCGCCATCTCGGCCTGCATCTGCCGGATGGCGGGCAGTTTGCCCCGCTTGCGCCAGTAGTAGATAGACTGTCGAGTCACCCCGAGGGCCTTCGCCATGCGCGTGGGCCCGCCGAATTTTTCGATCATCGTCTCGATGTGCATGCCTGACTCCTTTACAGCCGGATGCTGAAGGGCCATGATTCGGGTGTCAAGTTTTTTTACACTCAGGAGGAACCAATGGTAGGCAAACTTTCCGACGACCGGATCATGTCGGGGTCACGCATCCCGGTCCTGTATTGCTGGGAGCATGGCGATGGGCACCCTTATTCGACGCCTAATGACGAGCTGCGCCGCTCTATCGCCGCGAAGCATGGTGAGCTCGAGCGCGGCGGCATCGGTGAGCCTGGTGAAATCGGCAATCTTTTGGAACCGGCCCTGGTGCGGTCGGTCGCTGATATCACCGGCATTCCTTACCCAGACACGAATCCGCCTTTGATGGAACACCCAAACGGATTGTTTGAGACCAGCCTCGACGGCTTGTCTGTTTGCGATGAGCCGGTGACGGTGTTCGCCAGCGACTTAGTTGAAATCGACGGCGGTGATCCGTCCATCACGTTGACCGGGCGGATACCGATCGAGTGCAAGGTGACTTCCGACTATCGCCGCGACGAAATCCCCCTGTTCCGCGGACCGATCCAGCTCCAGGCGCAGATGATGGCGGCTGGGGCCGACTTTGGGATCATCATCACGCTATACCGCGGCATCGAGCGCCAGGTCAGAATCTATCGCGCTGACAGCGATATCCAGCACCGGATCGAGGCGCTTTGCGATGACTTCAATAGCCGTGTCGAGTCGGAGGTGTTCTTCAAGCCGGTCAGCGTCGACGATGCCGCGCATACGTATCATTCAGCCGAAGGGGCAGTCGATCTGCCTAATCTGGCCGAGAAAGTTGAGCGGCTGGAGATGCTGCGCCGGGACCTGAAGGAAACCCAGGACGAGATCGACTCGCTACAGACCGCCATTATGAATGAAATGGAGGACGCGGAGACGGCAACCTGTGGTGGGTACTTGGTGCGGTGGCCGGTCCGGCATTACAAGGCCCAGCCGGAGCGCGTAACGCCGGCCAAGGATGCCCGGTCAGTACGGCTGAAATCGTTGCAGATCAGGCGTTTTTAAGGCATTCTGGCCGCGAGTTCATTGATTCCTCCTCCTCCTTGGCCGCCTCCGGGCGGCTTTTTTTTGGCCACTCAAAGTCGTCTGGGTTGAATCGGTTGTTCTTCTTGCTGTTTTCGGCCCGAGTTAGAATTTGCATGTTCCAGGGAACGTGTAGCCCGCAGACCAGATCGCTGCTGATGGGGATGATGTGGTCTACCACCATGTCATGACCTTTTCGACGCATCTGCTTCGCTCTTTCATATATCTCGTCTATCTTATTCTGGATATCAATCTGGTCCCGCCAGACCATGCCCTTTCTCAGGGCGGATCGATATTGCCGGCTGGCGGCGCGACGGGTTCGGTAAAAGTTCGGATTGGCCTGCTGGCGCAGTGAGATGATCTCTTTGCGGCTTTCATAGTGCTTTTTCGAGTTTTGTCTTTTTCTTGACTCTCGCTTTTTATCGTATTCCTTCTGAAGTGCTCGACGCTTTCGCTTTTGCTCGGGCGTCGCCAGACGCTTGCTGATTATCTCGCATATCACACACGCTCGATTGGCCGTGAACCTCAGCGAGAGGTGACCGTACTTGCAGGGCTTGCCGGTGTAGTAATAGATCGCAGAATACGCCCTGGCATCCTGGATACTGGCGATCATGACAGGTCGATTTCGTCCTGACGCATGGCGTTTGCAAGGCGGTTGGCCCGCTGCCCGACCTGCTCGGCCCATCGACTGTCGAGCATCTCCTCGGCGGCCTTCTCGAACTCACTGTCTCGCGCCGCGGCGAGCATGTTCTTGAACTTGGTCAGCCCGAATGTTCCGAGATTGAAGGCCATGTCGATCAGGACACGTCTACGCACCTCTGACAGGTCCCGCCACCACGGAATGCTGTCGTCGAGCTCCTCGATGATTCGCACCAGGTCGTTCTGGAGCATAAACGTGGCCTCGGCCTTGCTGACCCCGTTGTCCTCTAGATTGCGACCGATGCCGATGGTCAGCTTGCCTGATGTGCAGTAATAAGGTTTGAGCCTGATGCCTTCATGCAGCTCTAGCTGCTTGGTCATCTGCTTCATGTTGATTGCCATCAATTACTCCGATTCTTCCTTAGCGCCATAATCTTGTCGGCGGATTTAAGTCCGAAGCTCGCGCTTACGCCAATGAATAAAAGGTACTGATACCACTCGGGCAATGACGTTAATGTTTCAAAGCCCAATCGAACCCGCTCAATGATCTGCGGGTCGTCTACCGCCACGCCATACCCCACGAAAATTACTGGCAGGGTGAGGATGATGATTAAATACTCGTCTTTCCAGGATCGCCCACTCGCCTCTGCCATCCGGGCCTCCCAGTCCGCATCGGTCTTGATGCGCTGGATACGGGCCTCCTGAATGGCCTTTTTCTCCTCAATCTTGCCCTTTATCCACCCGCCAGCGAGATCGGCAATCGGCTTGATGAGTGCCTGCCACATGGTCACGGCTCCTTTATAAGCAACGCCGAGACGTAGGCGGCCACTGGACCGGAGGTGTTTTCCGCTCGCGCCTCGATGCAAAAGTCTTTTTTCTCAGGGACCAGGAATGGAATGTCCAGGTTGAAGTCCAGCGAGGTTGATGTAACGGACTCCCAGAATCTCAAAATCAGATTGTCAGCCGCAGGGTCGTGTAACGCGGCGCGGAATCGGAACGTCTTGTCTCCGTTCATGGTGCCGTCCAATAGGACTTTCTTGATGAAAAGAGAATGGCCGGCAGGGACAGAATAGACGATCGCCTGATGCACACCATCACCCGTCTTGATGATTGCCACCACATCGCTGCCGCTGGATATCGTGATGTCGCCAGCATTCTCCCCGCTGGTGATCCGTGCATCGTTGACGCGCAGGAATGACTGGCTGGTGCTGACCTCAGTCTGGCCGGTGAGCGCTACTGTTTCGGTGATCTGGTTGTAGTCGCTATCCAGGCCCGTGATGAGAATGTCCATTGTGTCGCCAGAATCATCGGACACTACTCCGAGCGTCTGGGCCGTCTCCGGGAATGGGTAGACGCCGCCGTCATCGAAAATGGTCTCAAACGACGCCCCGACTGCGTTGTTTATTCCGAAAAGGTGGACAGTCTCGCAATCAGGTCGAAGGCCGCGAGCGACGTCAAAAAAAGCGTCTCGGCTGGATGTGGTTTTTAGGTCGCGGATTGCCATGGCGATTCCTTATTTGTCGGCCTTCGAGTCGATTTTCATCTCGATATGATCGAGCTTGTCGAAAAGTCGCTCCATCGACCGATCAAACTCGTCGCGCTTGACGTACTCACCAGCGACCAGCACCTCGATGCGGCTCACCTTGTCTGAGAGCTCTCTATCGTCTTGATGTAGCTTCTGAATAGAATCCCACATCACGCGCATAAACCAGCCAGCCAGAAGCATGACCCCGCCGATGGCAGCGTTGAATAGCGTCTGGAAATCCATTTCAAAGGACCTCTTCCTTCCATGCCTGGGCTTCTTCGTCCCAGTAGTAATCGCCATTTGGCTGCGCGACAGGAGGAACCCATCCTTCTCCTTCGACCCATGACCAGCTCGGATACGGCTGCGGGCGCTGCTGCTGCGACCAGGTGCCGTAGACGACGCCATCCTCGGCTGACCAGTCAGCCCCGTAATTCCACTGATACCCTGGCCCCGGAGTCTCGGCAGGCTTCTCAGTGCCAACGATTTTATGCCACCCCATGCGCTTCAATTCGGCGCGATTAAATGATCTGAGGTTGATCGGCAAGCCGACCAGGGTGACTTTGCCATTTTCGACCTTTGCCATTGTCATGCGACTGCCCTCGCTTTTGTCAGATTTCGCATGGTGACCACCCCATGCCGTGATGCCTCTATCGCCCATTGTTTACGCAAACTATAAGCGTTGCAATGCCGGGCGAGAGCGATATATGACGTCAGCGTTTCGCCTTTGTGAAGATTGTGCGATAGCTGTTTCATAGCTCGGCTGCCCTTTTGTGCTGTCCGCCGCCTGAGATAAGTCCGGCGCGGCTTTATGAATCGCCCGCAGAAGTCGAAGCCGTCCGCCACTGGCCCGAATCGGGTTTTGCCCGGGTGAAGCTCCAGCTTCAATCGGCCAAGCTCACAAACGATCTGCCTGTAAGCATTCCGCAAATTGTCGATATCTGTGTCCATCATAACAATATCGTCGACGTATCTCCCGTAATGACGGGCGCACCCAGAATTGACCATTCGCCGATCCATTGCGCTGAGGTAAACATTTGCGCCGAACTGGCTGGTGAGGTTCCCGATCGGCAAACCTTTCCCAGGCCTCGCATTCCATAGGCTTTTATGACCTGGGATGAGTTTTAACAAGTTCGCGTTGCCGGGGAAATGAGCGTTCTCTGTAACGTCGACGTTTACCACCTCGCTGACTAGGTGTCGAACCCAATTCTCACGGCAGGCCGGGAGAAGAAGTCGATGAAGATGCTGACGGTCGATGGACGGGAAGAAGTTTCTGATATCGACCTGGAGAACATAGGCCGGCTGGCTCCAGCCTCGGGTGATCTTGCGTGCGGCCCGCTCGGCCCAGTCCGCCGCGCCGCCCGTTCCTCGCCCCTGAATGCAGGCGAAGGTCGTGGCAATCCATCCGGGCTCGAATCGAGGGCGGAGTCGGTTGTAGACCAAATGATGCACCACCCGGTCAGCAAACTTGCTCGCCCACACCTCGCGCGGCTTGGGGTTCATTACTACAAAACACATGTGCCCATCGGGCTTCCAGGTGCATTCTTTCACCCGGCGGTAGATATCAATGATGTTTTGGGAGAAGTTTGTCTCGAACTCGATGGCTGTCCATGCGCTGCGCTTCTGGCGTCGACAGCATTCGTATGCATGGATGACTTCTTCGATAGTCAGATCATCTGTCAGCGACACCATGACGGCCTCCGGACAGGACGCACCGAGTTGTTGGTGTTGTCCTTGGTATTGGCATTCTGGATACCCTCATTGCCAGAATTTGTGAAGTTCTGGTTCCAGGCACGGCCATCGCCGTTTCTATTCACGCATCCATCGGATGTGACTCGATGGTAGCTGGCTTTTGCCCTATCGCTCATGGCGGAAACGGCACGCGGTCGTCTTGCATCTTTACGGTCATCGCGTAGATGTATCCGCTTTCGATGCAGGCGACGCCGACAGATGATCGGTGGTTTGCTTCGCCCATCCATGAAGTTGGCGGCGCAGATTGTCTATGTGCTCCATCGCTTTGCCGGCCGCGCCCTTGGATAAGCATCGCTGCTCCATCGCAACAAACAGCAAGACGTCCAGGCGAGCGCTGCGGCGCTTGGCCCGTTCAATTTGATTGGCCCTCGCATGGCTCTGGAGCCGGTTAGCCGTGTCGATGTCAACGATCACCTCGACCGACTCTGATAGCAGCCTTTGAACAAGGGTCAGTCGTAACTCCTTTGGAGCCTTGCGCGTCGTCTCATGCAGCGTACTAACAAGTCGTTGCGCCTCTTTATAGGCAGGCAGGCTTTTCGACTTTGCCATCAAAGTTCAAAGGGCAAAGGTTAAAGGACGACACGCCGGACAGGACGCACCGAGCGGCCGGTGAGGTCCTTGGTAGTGGCAACCTGGAGACCCTCAACGCCAGAAACTGTGAAGACCTGGAACCAGGCACGGCCTTCCTCATCGGCGTCTGTCGTTGACCAGTACTGCAACTGATCAATCGCCGCAGCCTCAGTCTCACGGAATCCTAGTGCTGGCGTTTTCTCCGGCACACGGGGGTTGTTGGAATAGTTTGAGCCAGTTGGATCAGACGACGGGTTGAAGCCTGATGGGTTGCTGCCCGGAAAGTTTCTTGTCCGTGTATCCGTCCGGTTATCCGCGTAATTCGGCTTAAAGTTGCGATACAGCAATTCCAGCTCGTCCATCGCTGGCAGATACCACTCGCTGCCGCCAGTAGTTGCAGGGGCGGGGTACTGGTTACGGCATTCTTCAACAAAGGCATGCGCCTGATAGGACGCATCATTTTTTGCCAAGATAACGTTGGTGGCTGATAGCCCATCCCAGCGAGTAAACGCGCCAGCCTCACCGCCGCGATCTTGGGTATCCCACTGAAGATCGCCTGTGGTCAAACCCGCAGCAGGTGATGATCCGCGACCACCTTCGAGTTCCTTTGGAGAAATAATGAGCGCATATCGCTGACCAGTTTGGTAGTCATCTTGGCTGTCAATCGTCCCTTTGATCGTGTCGATCACACCAGCAAAGTAACCGCCAGCAACCGGAGCGCCGATATCGTTGTAGGCAACAGCCCGAGCAACCGCTGGGTCAACGCCGTCCTGAATTAAAGCCAACCCCGTTTCATCAGCGGTTTCATCAATAGCGGCCTGAGCGTCTGTTGCGGTCAAA